TTTGTCCTCGCCGTTATATCTTACAGGTTTAAGTGTGACTATCCTTTTCATAGTAAATATAGGGAGCCCGTAGGCCCCCTACCTCCTTCTTTGTGTTTTCATTTTTTGTAGCTAACTCAGACTGATTTAGATGCGGCAACATCCTGGCCAGGCTCAAATCTCGCATCACCACGGATCAGAGTCACGGATACGACAGTATTTGCTGTAGTGGATACCTTGGCTGCAACATACTCGTATCCGTCTGCAAGATCCAGGCTGCCAACGTCCACCTCAACAAATGCCTTTGCTTCTGTAGTCGCTACCGTGATTGCCCCTGATGTGCTGGTGATAGTGATTGTTGCATCATCTTCAGCGACAACGGTAACAACCCCCGAGGAGTTGGTCGCTTTAATCCCGAGTCCGGCAGCATTGATCACTTCGGCCAGACTTGCAGCGCATGCGTCGTTGTCGGCGCCCACAGCAAAAATTTGTTCTGCTGCATTCGCAGCAGCTGCTGCTGTAAATACCACACCGTTTATTGTAACGGTATCATTGGCCTGTACCGTCCCTGACAGGGTGAGTTTTGCAGCAGTAACAGCAGTATTTGCTTTTATAGTAGCATTTGCATTTGTTATAGCTTTGGCATCGGTACCGTTTGCGTCTTTTGCCTGCCATATTTCGATGCTGGTCGTCTTTGTCGCATCCATAGCGCCCCCGAGCAACCAGAACAGCGCTTTGTTGAACATGTGCATCGGGAAATACTTCCCGGTTGAAGGTGAATTGTTGTTATTATTCAAAGCCTGAGGCACGAGCCCTATATCGACTTTTGCCCTTTTGTACAAAGATTTCATTAGCCTTTACCTCCATTTCATTTAGATTTTGTTAAGAAACAGGCCGGATTTTTGCCCGGCCTGTTATTTCAGTATCACATACGGTGAAACATCGGTCTTTCCATCTTCGAGTCTGAGTGGATCCTTGACCCACGGCTGACCGTCGATGTTAGCAACGATTTTGAAAACAGTCTGGTTCGTGCTGAACTTGACATGCTCGGATATTGCCACGTATGGACCCGAACCAGCCTTGGTCAGGTAATACTCACAGTTCACAAGCATCAGGTCGCCCTCATTGCCGGCGGTCGGAGTCTTACCAGTGAATTTCAGGGGCAGGCCTGCCAGTGTCGGCGGCACACCTCTGGTTGCATCACCAGCATTGAAAATGTAATTGTTGCCCTCATCTTTCATCGTCATGAGTATCGGCAGCAGCGTGATGCTTGCTATCCACAGAGCACCACCAAGAGCTTCAGGCAGGAATCTGCCGAGCATGGTCACGACATCGATGTACTTTGCTTCGCCTGTAGTATTTCTCTTGATCTTGATCGCACCCGGAGCTTTCAGAATACCAAGAGGACATCCGGCACCAGATCCATTGATGAATTTCGCATCACGGCCATTGATCCAAGCCCTTCTGAGCAGGGTTTCGACGAATGCCCCCGAAGCTTCCCAGTTGTTAAGTGTTTTGTTGTTGATTGTAGCCATTCCGGACACTTCATGCGGCGTCAGGGTGAGATCTTTGATCACCGGATCTTTTACATCAGCAACCTGCTGGGCTTCACCTGTCCACGTGAGTTTTATCCCACCAAGGGCACCATCAGCACCCTGCTGCAAATACGGGATTGTGAAAGGTGCATCCGGAGGATTGCCAGCAGGAATGTTTGTTGCTCTCGGCATGATCAGTTCTTCCTCACCGTCCAGCCTGAGTATGTTCCTGCTGAACTGAGGCGGAATCAGTATTCCCACATCGCTTGTTTCAAGCGCCTTCAATCTACCCTTGGGATCGCCATTCTTGACGCAGTGCAAGAATTCGCCGACATTTTTGAACCCGCCATCGTCAAGCTTTTCTTCCTGGACGCTTTCTACTACAGGAATAACAGCTTTGCTGGCGGGCTCATTCAGATACTTTTCATTTTCCTCCATTTTCTGTGCCACTTCCGCCTGCTTTTTAAGGTTATCTATCTCGGCCTGAAGGTCATCAAACTGTTTGAGCTCTTCATCATTGAGGCCGTCTCTGCCTTCTGACTTAACCTTATCGAGCAAGGCCTGCTGTGCTTTTGCTTTTTCGGCTATTTTGGCCAAAATCTCCTTGTACTTCATTTCGCATACCTCCATTTTGGTTTATTTTTGCTTGCAGTTCATATAAAGAAAGCAGGTTTTTCTCCTGCTTTTCTGCTGTTTTGGGGATTGTGATCATTGATTTTCTACTCAGAATTGAGTAAATTTTCTCTGCGCGCTCCCTTGGGATCAATATGCCTTCATCCAGGACCATTTCAACCCAGTCCAACATCGGTTCAATGTCTATCCCGGCCGATTTTGCATCCACAAGCGCTTCAGGATTTGCGGGCACAGGTACGCAACTATACTCAAGCAGTTCCTGCTTGAAATAGTCGATACCCCAGGGGCGGTTTTCTTCGTCAGCCGCCCATTTTGCCTCCAGGCTCCTGAATCCGACGCTAACGGCGTTCAGATATCCCTTCAGATAAAGCTGTCCAACCATGTATCCGAAAGGATTCAGATCCTTTGGTGTAAACTGTGCCGTGGATTTCAGTTTTCCGTCCTGTATCCATTCGCTGAGCGACTTTGCCACAGGAGGACGACGGCTGTCATGCGCCCATAATACAACAGGATTTTTACGATAGTTATCAAGTTCCCAGCCATCTACAGCTATGGTGTCCTGATCTCTGTCCACAATCCCGGTCGATATCACAAAATCGATCTGCAGTCCATCATCCGTTTCCTGCGATTTTGTGATCGGCTCAATCGTGTACTGTTTGTATATAAGTGCATCAGAAACATCATCGCCCTGCTTGAGCCTCTTTTTGAATTCCTCAATACTTACGTATGGCATTTTGTCCTCCTTTCCGCACTACCTGCATAGCAGGTTTTTGTGTTTTTTTAGATGCAGGCTTTGTTTTATAGTCATTTATCATGTATTCTGATCCCCTTCTTCCGTCCTCGGTGCCTGCTGGCCTCTGGGCGGCTGCTTTGCTGCTGTTTCCACAGATATCATGTTGCCATTTATGAGGTAGTGCTTGCCTTGTCCGCCTTCCTGCGGGTTCATGTTTTCAAGCTCACGCCATTCATCTGCGCTAATTACACCGTCCTGGCGCATCAAATGAAGCATCCGGGCTCTTGCTTCCGTATCTCCACGCAGGAGAGCGTTCACCAGGAATTCCGCAAAATATCCCTGTTGCCGTTCTTCTCTTGTTAAAAGCTTAAAGTTTATAAACTGTTCCCAGCGTGTGAACCAGGGCAACATCGTGTACATTACGAATTCAAGACTCTGATGCTCAATATTGTTGTTTGTTGAACGCTCAAGGTCCTGAATCAGGTGTAAGGGTACACGATATATTCGGGCAATCTCTTCTATTTGGAATCTCCGCGTCTCCAGGAATTGAGCTTCATTGTTCGGGATAGCCAGCTTCGTAAATTTTGAGCCATTCTCAAGGAAGATCACGGAATGGCTCTTACCTAATCCCGCATATTTCTCCATGAATGATTTGCGGAATTGCTCTTTAGCCTCGGAATCCATTTTCCCTTCATATTCAACTATGCCGCCGGCATTTGCTCCACTGGAAAAGAAATGTGCACCGAATTCTTCTGCGGCAAGCCCAAGCCCGATGGCTTCCATAGCCATCTTCACCGGTGAATATCCCTTTATCCCGTCAAAGCCAAGCCCAGGAATGTGAAACACTTCGTCCGGGTCGAGTTTTACTGATTTGCCCCGATCATTTGTCCAATATTCAAGCTTTCCCGTCTCCCAGTTACGTCTGACATCCGTCACAGTCCAAGGGAGTATGTTGAGGCTGATTATTTCTCCCTTTCGATTACGCTGTATTTGTGCATAACCATTGCCCGAACTACAAATATGATTCATCAAAGTTTCTTTGAATGTGTAAGCCGGCATTTCATTGTTCGGCACATTATGCAGCAAATCATAAAGAGGATGGTCAACTGCCCTGTCTTTTCCGCTCGATTTGTTGCCTATTTTTCTGTCTTTATAGATAATGATCGGCATTGAAGCAAGTGTTTCAGATAAGACTCGTATACATGCAAAAACAGCCGTAAATTTCTTGGCTGTTTCCTCATTAAAGCTTGCACCTGCTTTTGATACCCTTATCCCTGCCCATCCTTCAAACCAATCGGGCGGAGATTCTGACAGTCTAAAACTTTTAGCCATTTTCATGATCAGACCCATTTACTTCACCGCCCTTCTCGGTAACTCCGGAAATGCCAATATGCTACCGATTACGATGAACATAACCGGGGGGTATATCAGATACAATCCATATCCGATTAAGACTAACCCTATCATGACGCAGAATGTATCTATTATCTTGATTTTTCTCATCGCGCACCTCACACAGCAAAGATTTCATTACCTGTCTTGTAAACAGGTGTCGTGTCCTCCTCAAGCATCGCTACAGCCATTGCGTTTATCATGGCTACAAGTCCGTCTATGCGCTCCGTGCTCTTTCCTTTCACAGGGCGCATATTCTCATTTTCATCAATCTTTACTTCGACGTTATCCACATTCCAGCGTAAAATCGGATGCCCATTATGCAATATTTTTTTGCCCCTTACCAGCTGTTCGATTTCCTTCATCGGAGGAGACATACTTCTGAATCCTTGCCTTACCTCTATCATCGTAAGGCCTTCATCACCAAGCCGGACAGCAGTCTGCATCGCATTCCAGGGGTCAAAACCAATCGATTGTATGCTGTAAATATCTGCTAGCTCGAGTATTTTGCGTTCAATGAAGGCATAATCAATAACGTTTCCAGGAGTTGTCGTCAAGTATCCCTGCTGCGCCCAGACGTCATAGGGTACCTTATCTGCTTCTACCCTTTCGCGAATGCAATCCTCAGGAACCCAGAACCAAGCCAAAACTGTCCATTGCCGGTTGATATCACCCGGCGGGAAAAGCAATACGAAGGAAGTCATATCTATCTTTGAAGATAAATCAAGACCTCCGTAACATGGCCGCCCTCTCAATCTTTCAAGGTCGATTTTGCCTCTGCATCTATCCCAGAAGTCCACTCCCATCCATTTGCCGACCTTGAGTTTTTCCCAAGAGTTCAAGCGCAACCAACGAAAGTTCTTTTCCCTGACGATGCTACCTCTGGCTCTGGTTAAGTGATCCCTTACTTTGTCCATGCTTATTGTATGTCCGATAGAGGGGTTTACCTTAGACCAGGTCTCTTCATTTTCCCATATGCTGCGCCAAACTTCGTCATCTTCTATGTCTCCTTCAATAACTTCATACTCGCGTCCCTTCCATATGCGTCGATTTTCACGATCTACCCCGAAAATCATTGCATAGAAAGTCGGATCATACTTCTTGCCTGTAAGGACATCAACTGCCATCTCATGGATTTCCCATCCTATGGATGTCCTATCTGGATCGTCACCAGCTGTAGTAATTACAAAAAAAAGTGGCTGTGTCCGAGCATCGCCGGATCCCTCAGTCATAACATCCCACAGATCACGATTTGGCTGAGCATGAAGTTCATCGAAAATGACCCGGGACACGTTAAGTCCATGCTTGCTGAATGCTTCCGCTGATAGTACCTGGTAGAAAGATCTGGTCGGCAGGTACACCATTCGTTTTTGCGATAGGACCAGCTTTATTTTTTTCTTTAGCGTGGGATTCTGATCCACCATATCTACTGCAACGTCAAATACAAGACTTGCTTGTGCTCTATCGCTTGCGCATCCGTATACCTCTGCCGCCCATTCATCGTCTGCACATAAACCCTGAAGGCCTATTCCAGCGCCCAATTCACTTTTCCCATTTTTCTTAGGCGTTTCCAAGTACGCCATCGTATACTGCCTATAGCCATCATCTCTCGTTGTCCCGAATATATCTCTGAGAGCTTGCTCCTGCCAAGGTAGCATAGTAAAAGGCACACCACGCCATTTTCCTTTAGTGTGTTTCAGTTGTTTAATAAAATTGATAGCCCTGTCAGCCTTTGCCTGGTCGAAATACATGTTATTTCACTCCCGACAGCAAAGCTTCCATAGGATCTTCTTCCTCTAGCTGTTTTGCATCTATCCTGGTCCGGGAAGATGGCGTCAGGCCGAACTCAGTGCAAAATGCCTTAAACTGATCAAGCGCTTTCTGGGCTATCCTTACATGTGGCCGCTCAAGCTCGTTCTCAGCGCCGGCCTTGTTGATGTATGTGTAGGTCATCCCGTACTTCTTGAGATAGCGCTGGCAATCAACAAAGATCTTCCAGCATTGGCAGGCTGCTGCGAAGGCTTCCCCATCCACAGTAGTGAGCAAACCAAGCCGTTCTAACTCGGGTGCCAGTTTGTCCCACATCTTTTTGCCCTCACCCGTCAACCAAGATGGACGCTGCGGAGCTATCGGCCTTGGTTTTGGCTCATTCTGTGGCAACGGTCTTTTGCCAGGGTTGCCTTCCAGCACTTTCAACGATGTCGGTTTAGGTTTCCGTCCTCTCTGAGACAAACTATCACCCCCTTTAGCGAATTTCGCGAAATTTTGCGCCGACTTGGCCGCCCGGTCTGGACGCAAAGGGTTGGCA